TAAGTGGTTAGATGTTTTGAAATCTATAATCCAACGTTCAGTTTTTCCGTTAAATTCCAATTCACATACTAAATCACACGTTCCTGCAACTTGTAGTTCATCCGAAAATAGGTGTACTTCTGCTTCTATTAATGTCGGGTTGTATGTTTCCCAAAAATCAACGAATCTAAGGAACATTTGCCATACATGAGCAGGCATTTTAGGGTTACCATCTTTGTATAAAAATGTAATCTCTTCACCGTTTAACCAGTCTTCAATCATTTCATGTACTAATGTTCCTTCTTCAGCTGCTTTCTTAACAATCCATTCCGCACTATAACCTACTTTTTTAAGCCAGTCTTCAAAGTATTTACCTTTTGGATAAGAGCTTAAAACATGGGTTACTGAAGGATAATATTTACCATTTCGTCTATAATACCTTGAATCAGGCATTGTAACTTGTTGGTAATCATCTGATATTTCTAGTAATCTTTTGTATGATTTTTTGATCATATAGCTAGTTTGTGTTCCAATAAATCATAATAGGTAAGTGGAACTGTTTTTTGGATGAGTTTTGTGAAATTTTTAAAACCCATTTCACTCGGATCCTTATCCTGTAAATCTACAAGATAGACTTCTTTACCTTCTGCCATTAACTTTTCACAGAATTTTAAAGCTTGTTTAATTGCATCCCTATCTAATGCAATATAAATTTTATCTACTACAGAAGTAACTATTTTTTTCATTAAGCTACTTTGTATGTTTTTTCCTAATAGTGGTATAGCATTTCGTTTAATAGCAATTGCATCAAACATACCTTCACATAATATAATGGGAATATTCCAGTTAATCAAGTGTTCGTTTGGAACTATATCTCTAGATGCTTCTGGGTTGCGGTATTTTACATAAGGTTCTTTCTCAAATGAGCGACCTGTAAAGTAATTTAGACTACCATCTGCATTATAAGTTGGTAATATAACCATATTTGCATATCTACCAGATTTACAATAACCTATATTATATTTTATAATATCGTATTTACTAATATTTCTACGTTTTAGGTACGCCATCGCGTGTCTAGCAGCTATATCGCTTGATCTAACGTTAGATAGGGATATATATTCATCAGGTAATGTAACACTATATTCTACTTTAGTTTCTTTTATTGATTTAGAAGTTTTAACTAAAGAGCTTAATTCTGTAAATTTTTGAGCTTCTGCTTTAAGTTGTTTAAATAAATTGTATATGGTAGTACCTCGAGCATCACATGCCCAACAGTGCCAAGGGTTTTTACCTTCTCGGTTTTCTGTTAAGTTAACCTCTAATTTGGGTTTATGGTGGTGACAAAAAGGACAACTATAAGCATAATTGTTTCTAGCAGTTGCCTTACCTGGTCCAAGTACGGAATTAACTAAGTTGACTAATAATTGGTTTACCATGAACGGTAATATACAACTTTATTTATCTAACTCCAAAAAATCTTCAAATTCAGTTTCTGCAAAATCTTTAGTATAGAATTTACCTAAGATATTATCATTGTAAAATTCTTCTGGTTTTTCTAGTACTTGATATACCATTTGATATTTTACTTCATAGTATGTAAGTAATTTTTTAGTAGTAGCAAATTTAAGTATTTCTCTACTAAATACTTCTGGTCCTTCTTCTAATAATACTTGCTTGATTTCAGCTTGGGATCCATAATATGTTTTCCAATCTGATTCTTTAACTGCAAGTCGATATGAAGGTTTTCTACCTACTACATGTTCCATTTTAGCTAACTCACGTTTTCCTATTTTTACTTTTTTAGTATGATATAGGACTTTTTTCCCGATATAAGATTTACCTGAAGCCTTGTGAGTGGTCATGTAAATAAATCCTAAAGTATTTTCTGGAAATTGTGAGATATCGCCTATTTTATTTTGTTTATAGGTCCAACTCATAAAAAAATATTTGATGATACATATTATAACCTATTTTTAACCAATATATTTAAATATCTTTTAAAATCCAATGGATTTTCTTTATTAACTATAAACAGTTACATGTCCACTAAATGTACTAGGAAATATAATTTCTAAAGATGAATTATTAAGACTTCGTACTGTTTGAGGTATTACTACTTCTTTAGTAGAATTTTCATATACTATAACTATAGGGTATAACTCGGATAAATTATGTGTTATAGTATAACTTGAAGCACCTGAAATGGTTTGAGTGTATTTAGTACCTACTCCGCTTGTTCCCGCTGTACCTGACGTACCTGATGTACCTGAGGGTGATGTAGACATTGATGACAATATAGCATACCCTGATATAGCTTGTGGGAATGAAATTGTGGTTTGGTTAGCATTAGATAAATCAATATTATCTGGAATAATAACATTTTTGTTACTATCCGTTACTGTAATATTAAGTAAATTAGTATTTAAACTATGATTAATAGTCCAAGTAGAAGAAGCTGAAGATTGTGTATGTTCATAAGCTACCCCTCCTAAACCTGATGTACCACTTGTGCCTGATGTACCACTTGTTCCTGTTGTGCCCGATGTACCACTTGTACCAGAAGTACCATCTATAGCACTTGTTCCACTTGTACCCGAAGTACCATCTGTAGCACTTGTTCCACTTGTACCACTTGTAGCGGAAGTTCCACTTGTGCCTGTTATACCTGAGGTTCCACTTGTGCCTGTTGTACCTGATGTGCCAGAAGTACCATCTATAGCACTTGTTCCACTTGTACCACTTGTACCACTTGTAGCGGAAGTTCCACTTGTGCCTGTTGTACCTGATGTGCCAGAAGTACCATCTTCCCCTGTGCCACCACTAGTACCTGAAGTACCGCTTGTACCCGAAGTACCATCTGTAGCACTTGTTCCACTTGTACCGGAAGTACCGCTTGTAGCTGAAGTACCGCTTGTACCTGTTGTACCTGATGTTCCCGAAGATCCTGCAGTATTACCTGTCATAGAAGATAATATGGCATATCCCGCAGTTGGTTGGGGGAAAGTAATAATTGTAGTATTAATATTAGATAAATCAATACTATCAGGAATAATTACTTCTTTATTTGAATCTGTAACTGTTACATTTAATATAGAAGAAGCTAAATTATGGTTAATTGTCCAAGTAGAAGAGATTGTTGATTGGGTATGAATATACGCTAAACCACTTGTACCAGATGTACCACTTGTACCTGATGTACCACTAGTACCAGAAGATCCATCGCCCCCACTTGCACCATCTAAATTAATATCCCATGAACTATAAGTCCCACTACCTACTGTTCTAGTAGGAGCAGCAAAAGATAAAGAACCATTAGCTGCATTATATGAAGTAATTTCACATTCTTGAAAATTTGAAGCATCAAATACAACTATAATTGATTGAGCTGTAGAATATCCTAGCCCTGTTCCTATAGTTATGGTTCCACTATTCCCTAATGTAAAAGATGTAGAAGATGTTGTTCTATATAAATCTCCCCTAATACCAGAGGTACCAGATGTACCACTTGTACCTGCTGTACCTGACGTACCACTTGTACCTGCTGTACCTGAAGTACCATCTTCCCCTGTGCCACCACTAGTACCTGAAGTACCGCTTGTACCCGAAGTACCATCTGTAGCACTTGTTCCACTTGTACCACTTGTAGCGGAAGTTCCACTTGTACCTGAAGTACCATCTATAGCACTTGTTCCACTTGTACCACTTGTACCACTTGTAGCGGAAGTTCCACTTGTGCCTGAAGTACCATCTGTAGCACTTGTACCTGATGTACCTGAAGTGGCTGAAGTACCTGAGGTACCACTTGTACCATCTGTGGCAGAAGTACCGCTAGTTCCTGAAGTACCGCTTGTAGCTGAAGTACCAGATGTTCCTGAAGTACCGTCTGTAGCACTTGTTCCACTTGTACCGGAAGTACCGCTTGTAGCTGAAGTACCGCTTGTACCTGAAGTTCCATCTATGGCAGAAGTACCTGAAGTACCACTTGTAGCTGAGGTACCACTTGTACCTGATGTACCTGAAGTACCACTTGTAGCTGAGGTACCACTTGTACCTGATGTACCTGTTGTACCGCTTGTACCAGATGTAGCACTTGTTCCTGATGTACCTGAGGTAGCAGAAGTACCTGAAGTACCACTTGTACCAGATGTAGCACTTGTTCCTGATGTACCTGAGGTAGCAGAAGTACCTGAAGTACCACTTGTACCTGTTGTACCTGATGTACCACTAGTACCTGAAGTTCCATCTGTACCAGAAGTTGCTGCTGTATATTCTGTTCCATTTATAGATAGGGAACCAGTAATAGACATACTACCTGTACGAACATGGGTATCATCTAAAGTATCACCAAATTTTGTTGAACCACTTGTATAAATTATAGAAGCAGTCTCATATGTTGTTTCTAAATAATTAATAGAGGCAGTACCACTAACAGTTAAGTCTGTAGATATAATTTCAGTTGCTAATACACTTCCAGTAAATGAACCACTAAAAGAACCAGTACCTCCAAATGAAACAGCTGCTACTGAAGCAGAAGGGGCAGTCCCATCTATATTAGAACCATCTACATAGGAGGCAGTAAATGCTTGGTTAGAAATATTAGCAATTACTGCTCTAGAAGAAGTACCTTGTACGTCTCCTAAAAAACTCCCGGAAAAAGAACCAGTAAATGAAGAACCAGAAATATATGTAAATTCTGCTACACTTCCAGAAATAAGTGAACTAGCAGAAAGGTGAACTCCTTTTAAGTATGCCATGGTGTATTAAATAGATTTTATTATAAATATGATAAAATTAACCTAAATAAAAACCTGAAATTTGTAATGTGAATTTATCTTTCATACCAGCATTAGCAGATAAGTGTAATACTTTAGAAGACCATAAATATCCTTCTCCAGCTTTCCAATTATCAGAGGTTTTCCAAACTTTATTATCATTTATGTCTTGATATTGAATCATATGACCGGGTTTCCAACTTTCTAAATATATATTAGCTCTTACTTTAGTCCTTTTATCGTTTGGAAATTTCTTGTTAATTTGGAAAAATGTATCTCTATGTAATGCTATTACATTTCCTGGGGGTTGTAATATAGAGGATACTGTTATCACTTCCATATTAAGTTGTTTACCCAAATCCTCAAAATCCACCATGGTATTATTATACCATAACTGTTGTATTACTGTATTATTTTCATCGTATGAATGTCCTAGCCCATATTCATCATGTATGTCTGTTAATTCGTGTACTTGGTGGGATAAACATGTTCCCTTGTGGGTTGTATAATCTTGGTTTGGTGGGAGGAAGTAGTTCCAATTGAAGTTTAGGTTAAGGGATTGTAGCATATTTTATAATAAATATTTGTTAATTAAACTTTTCATTTGTTCTTTATTACCATGAGGACCACCATTATTTAATAAGACATT